CAACCCGATCGTGAAGAGAAAATCCTGCAACCCACCGCGGAGAAGGGGGGTGAATCAAAAATCACTGATTCATGTCAATTTGTGTCGCGCCTTAGGGGGAAGGCGCGGACCTGTTTGCGCTTCTTGTCAAAAGAACTCAGGTTGAAGAGGGCTCGTGCTCTCCCTTCCCGGATTGAATGCGGTCATCTTCGTTCCGCTATCCGGTCCTGCTTCGATGAACTTAGCGAAGTAGAGGAACTTTCGGTCAAAACGACCCAAAAGCTTGAAAATAGTTTTTGCCGGTGGTGTGAAAATGCCACCGGTCAGGCGAAAGTAAACAAATGGAAAGAAGAAAGGTTCCAGGACATCGAGGTGGATGAAGACCACCTGTCCGTATTCGCGGCCCAGTTTGGCAGGAATGTCGACTGCGGTTGGAACAGAGGTAAGTACCCGTACATCCCGAACGGGCACGCTTGCATGGGAACGACGAGGCGAGAAGGGGGGACATGGATCCCGGGGGAATTTAGTGAGGACTGTGAGGTCCAATCTATTGTCTCCGCGGGGAAACCCAGGATTGTTACGCTTTTTTCGGAAAGAAACAATCAAATTCTCCACCCCCTTCATCGTTCCCTTTACTGCAGCCTCAAAAAGAAGGGATGGCTTCTTGTGGGTAGCCCGACCCATGAGTTAGTCTCCTCGTTAAATGGCGGCGCATATATCAGTGTGGATTATTCATCCGCCACTGACATGATTAAATCCGTATATGTGCGAGCCGCCATCGAGGTATTAATCGACAAAGGAGAAGGGTTAAATGAGGACGAGGTGGCAGCACTTCGTGTACTCGGTTACTTGCGCATTGACGGAAAGCAGGTGACCAGGGGTCAGCCAATGGGGAGCCTGATGAGCTTCCCGTTACTTTGTCTTATAAATAAGACGGTTGTCGACCTAGCCCACAACGATCTTCTGATCGAAGGGAAAATAGGTGCCGAGGAGTGGTGCCTTCATCGTTGTCTCATCAACGGCGATGACTTGTTGATCCGGGATTTGTCAGTCCCGGGGCTGTTGTCTGGAATGACATCCCACGGTTCGAAAGTGGGACTTGTTGTCAACAAAGAAAAGACAATGGTTGATGCCGAGAAGGGAGAAATAAACTCCACCCTGTTCGTTAACGGCATCGAACAAAAGAAAATAAATTGTGGAGCCCTGTTTATGGGGCGTGATGTCGAGGACGT